CTGCCGAGTCGCTGAAATCAATCAGGCGCAGGTCAGCAGATGGCAGAACGGCATCACAGAGCCGCTGTACAGCACCGTCCTGCGCTTGGATGAGGCCGCCAATGCGCTGGTGTCAGCACGCATGACCCTACTCAATAAGGCCATGGAAGAGGCCGTCAAATGATTCGCACCATAGGCATTGACTGCGGCTTGAATGGCGCGATAGCGGTGTTAGAAGACGGCAAACTGGTTGCGGTACACGATATGCCAACGCTGACGGTGGACATCAACAAGAAAACCAAGCGACAGGTTTCACCGAATTTGTTGGCTGTTGTGATCGAGTCCATCAAGCCAGATTTTGCCATCGTGGAGCGGCCAGCAGCACGGCCAGGGCAGGGCGTGACGGCCATGTTTGGCTTTGGCCGATCCCTCGGTGTAGTCGAAGGTGTGCTGGCCGGACTCAGCGTGCCGGTGACCTATGTTGCGCCAGCCACTTGGACAAAGGCAATGGGCAAGGCCGCGGGCAAGGACGCGTCTAGACAGCGTGCCATCGAGTTATTTCCATCAATGTCGGAACAATTCAAGCGCGTTAAGGATGACGGTAGAGCAGAGGCGGCATTGATCGCAATGTGGGGTATTCGCAATGCAGGATAAAGAACGAGAGATTTTGCGTGAGCACATCATCTGGCTTGGCACTCAGTTGGAGTCGCAACGCAAAGCAAATCAAAACAAAGTCGTATTTATTAAGCGTTTGCTTGATCCAGAAGATCTTGGTCACGCGGCATCGCATGAGATACGTCAACTAGCTTATCAACTGATCATCAATGATCACCACCTAGAAAGAGACTCATGGCAACCAAACAACTAAGGCTCAGACCGTCAGCAGCATCGCGCTGGATCGCCTGCCCTGCATCCGCAAAGCTCTGCGAACAAGTACCTAAACGTCCAGCGGGTGAGGCGGCCAACATTGGCACAGCCATACACGCGCTGGCCGAGACTTGCTTTCAGCTTGGCTCAGACCCGATGCAGTTTGTCGGACAGACAGTTGAAGGCATCACCATGACCGCTGACAACTGCGACTATGCATTGCAGCACTTGAAGGCTATATGGGCGATTCAAGATGATCTAGGCATGGTCAAGGTGGAAGTGCCGGTGTCGTTGTTTAAGACACCAGACTTTGTACTTGGAGGTACTGCCGATGTCATTGGTTACTCAGAGAAAAAGAAGAAGCTCATAGTCGCGGATTTGAAGACCGGCAAGGGTTGGGTGGACGCTGACACTGAGCAGTTAAAGATATACGCTTTGGCGGCCATGAGAACGCTGAATCTGCACTACGTTAAAGAGATCGAATTGCAGATCATCCAGCCGCATCACGGTGAAAAGCGCATCCACATCATGACTGCCTATGAACTCGGTGAGTGGGAAGAGCACACACTGATGCCGTCAGTGGAGAATGCAATCAGTGATGCGCCAAAATTCAACCCATCAGAGTCAGCCTGCCAGTGGTGTGACGCGAAGACAATTTGTCCGGCACAGCAAAAGCAATTCGATGTCGTGGCCGCCAACACTGACATTAGTGTGTTGAACAAGGAAGACATCAAGCAGGTCATGCTGGCGCTCACAGCAGATCAGATCAGCGCCATTCTGGACAAAGCGCCACAGGTAGAGAAATTCATAGACGCGGTCAGAGAGCACGCAATGCAGGCCATGGAGAAGGACGGCATGGTACTGGCAGGTTGGCAACTGGCGCCGAAACGTCCAACACGCAAATGGATTGATGGTAATGTGGCCAGAGAAAAACTGACATCGATAGGTTTGGCTGACACCGACATATTTGAAACAACCCTAATTACTCCTGCGGCAGCGGAAAAGCTACTGCCAAAGGAACAAAGAGTTATCTTGGACGAACTAACGGTCAAGGTATCAAGTGGACTGACGCTTGCAAAAGACCGCAGCCTAAGTCAATAATGTAAACCCGAAACTTAGAAAGCTAAACTCAAAATGCTAAACCTCTCTTCTTCTGGCGGCTCTGGTAACTACATCCGCTTTTCTCCCCAGGCTAATGCTTGGACAAACAACCTCGGCGAGGAAATTCAACTCGGCAAGGTTGTATTCGACATCAACACGGTGCAAACCGGTTGGCTGCAACTCGGTGTTGGTGTACGCGATTGGCAGGCCGATGCAAGCCTTGGTAAGAAAGGCCAGCAACCGTCACCCGACCACAAGCGCGGATTCATCATCCACTTCTACAACAAGGCGCTCGGACTGTGCGAGTGGTCATCTTCTGGAGTCGGTCCTAACATGGGATTGGAAAAACTGTACTTGGACTGCGCCGCGCAGCAAGCCGCCAATGCAGGTAAGTTGCCAGTGCTGGAGTACACCGGCAGCAAGCTGGAGAAGATCGGCAAAGGTACGACACGCATTCCAGCGTTCAACATCATCAGTTGGATTGATCGTCCTGCCGGCATGGACGCTGAAGTTGCAATAGAACAGCCTGCGCCATTCAACAAGCCTACGCCTGCACCAGTTGCACCACCAGCGCCAGCAAAGAGTGTGATGGCCGCGGCAGTGGCTGATGACGAAATGTTCTAAGACTTAGCAGTAATGTGCCTGGGCGTAAAACCCCAGGCTTTTTTTTCCTTTAAATATTGGCAGCCATAAATGCAAGCAGAACAAATAGCCAAGCAGCTGGGCAACGCAAAGAAAGCAAACGGTCAGTGGGTAGCATCTTGTCCTGTTCCGTCACACGGAAAAGGAAATGGAGACAAGAATCCATCACTCAGCATCGACATCAATGACGAGGGCAAGCCTTTATTCCACTGCCATGGTGGGTGTAGTCAAGAGGATGTCTTTCACACCATCAGGGCATTGCACTTGCTGCCGGAACTCGAAGAACGGCCAGACCCTTTGGCCAACATCAGACCGATCCCAAAGATTAGCATCGAGCAGGAGTGGATATACACAGATGAGGACAAGCAACCAGTATTTGTGAAGGTGAGGTTTCGTTTGCCTGATGGCGGTAAAACCTATAGGTTGCACAAAATTGACGCGGCAGGCAGAAAGCAGAGCACGCTGTCAGACGCACGCATAGTACCCTACAACTTACCCGCGCTGCTGGACGCGAAGACAGCAGGCAGGAACATCTTCCTAGTTGAAGGCGAGAAAGCGGCAGACGCGATCAAGTCAATTGGCATGATCGCAACGACAGCGCACGCTGGCGCCGGATCATGGCCTGCTGCCATCACCGAATACTTTGCCGGCGCTCAAGTAATCATCCTGCCGGACAACGATGTGCCTGGCTGGCAGTACGCGCACAAGGCAGCCGAGGCAATACTGCCCATCGCCAAGTCAGTCAAAGTAGTTGACCTCGGACTGCAGGGCCAAGGAGATGATGCCTATGAATTCATCGAAGAGGGTGGCAGCAGGGACAAGCTGGTGGCGCTGGTCAAGGCAGCGTCAATCATCACAACGGTGGATCAAGTAACAATGCCCGAAAGGTTGAATCCGATCATCAATGCTGTGCAAGTAGCAACACCGGCAGCCGAGGACATCGCTAAGGAATTTGAGGCAGAGCCTGCGCCACCAGAAGAACCAAAGAAGATCGGCAAGCACATTGCCATCGAGCATTGGGACTCGATACAAGACGAGCCGGTGAAGTGGCTGATCCATAGCGTGATTCCGGTTGGCGCGTTCACGGCTCTCTATGGACCGCCAGGCTCATTCAAGTCGTTCATTGCGCTGGACATTGCCGAGGCCATAGCGACAGGCAGACCGTGGATGGGCAATGAGGTGACAGAGCAAGGCGCAGTCTTATATATCTGCGGTGAAGGCTTTGGCGGTGTCGGCGCAAGGATCAAGGCGTGCAAGCAGCACAACAAAACAGATGACGGTGCTCCGATCTACGTCATCAGGCATCAGCTTAACCTCAGAGCCAGCGTGGAGGACTTCAACGCGCTGATGATCTCAATTGAGACACTGGTCATGGAGACCGGTATCAATTTCAAGATGATCATCATTGACACGCTGGCCAGAGCCTTTGGCGGCGGCAACGAGAACGACAGTGCTGACATGGGAGCGTTCATCACGGCCTGCGGACGCATCCAGCAAATAGTGCAGGACTGCGCCTTGATGATCCTGCACCACAGTGGAAAGGACGCGACCAAAGGACTGCGCGGCCACTCCAGCTTACTTGGCGCGGTGGACACCGAACTGGAACTCCTCAGATTTGACGAGTCCATGAAGGGACTAATTACCATCAGCAAACAAAAGGACGGTCAGGACAACACGCGCATTGGATTTGAGATGGTCAGCATAGAACTGGAGTCGGCCAACGCATTGCACATTGGTGACCCAGTGACCAGCTTGGCGGTGCAGGCCAGCGAACTCGGATCGTATGACGCGGAAAAAAAGGATCACAAAGGAAAGGCTGGCAAGGGCAAAAACCAGCGCATGGTCATGCATTCTCTGGAAAGCGTTGTTAAGAGTAATGGTTTACTCAAGTACATTGAAGGTACTCAGCGAAATGTGGTCAAGTTGGACGATTGGAGAGCTGAATTGTGGTCAAAGATGGGCTGCACTGACGAGGATAAGAGCACATTTAAGACGGTCTGGCATCGCGCAAAGATGCAATTGATTGAGTCTGGACAGGGTGGAATTAGCGATGGATTTGTCTGGTTGCAGTTCAAAGCAGCAGATTCAGAGGAGTATTGATCTGTATAAACATACAGGTTACAAGTTACAAATGGTTACAAATGTAACCGATTGTTCACCTCATGGTTACAGTTACAAATCGAGAGTCTAAGACTCGAGTATTTGTAACCAATGAGAGAACCGAAACCAAGGAAACCGAAATGGCAACGAAGAGAACAGCAAACAAGCATCCAGAGACAAAGCAGCCAAGTCCACAAGCAGATTCGTGGACGATTCACGTTCAATCCAAACTGGTGGAGTTGGAGGCTGCCAAAGTAGTCAGCGACAGAAAATGGGGTGAAGATCGACTGATTACTTTAGTAGACAGTGGACTCAGAGAGAAATTCTGGATTCAGAACAGCAGATTGCACCAAGCAATGATGGCCAAAGACAAAGACAAATTCGATTCAAGCCTAGCGGGAATGATCAGGGCGTATGGAGTGCTCGATCAGTGGGCAACCGATCAAGGCATTAGTCCAGCCAGCGACAGCATTCCAAGGATCGAATGGAAGATGCAAAACGATCAGGTGATGGTGATTGTGCGTACGGTCAACGAGGCTGTGGCTATGCAACGCGAAAGACAGGAACTGGACAACAAGTGCATCTGGTCAATGGAAGAGCTGGAGGTGATCTTCAATGATCCGATAGTGCAACAGATCATTAAGGTTAAAGCCTTTGATCCAACGGCCAAGGTGGTCAGCTTCAAAGCAAGCGATAAATTCGGTGGACAATCAGGCTTTGATGATTTAGAAAACGATCTGCACGCCTTTAAAGGTGAGGCAGTAGAAAAGAAATTCGATACCAAACTAGCAGGGAGAATGAGAAATGCAGCAAATTAAGCGATTAGCGACAGTTATCAAGGATTGGGTACTGGACATCATCCAGCGCGTTAAAACAGCTTTAAAGCAGGTTTAAGCGTGGCAGGAAGACCGAAATTCAGAGAAGACATGGCACTGCTTGAAGACTTGCCAGATGACATGATCGTCTCGATGTTTGAGGCAGGTAAGTCGCAGACGCAGATTTGCTATGAACTTGGCATCGGGCGAAGGGCGCTAGAGCAATGGATCGAAGATACCGATCCCACTATAATTGCGCGTGCGCGCGCGAAAGCCGCCGATAAACTCGCGGTTGAGACTCTGGACATTGCTGACGGCATGGTGGACAGCAACCCGCAGCGCGATGTCCAGCGCATCCGAACCAGACAGTGGCTGGCCGAAAGATGGGATCAGAAGACTTATGGCTTACAAAAAGCCGCCTCGGTCAACATCAACATCCAAGACTTACGCATGGCGGCACTGCGCCATGTCGAGGTTGTCGATGACTTATCCACAGAAAAACGCAATGATTAAGCACATTGGCCTGTGCATAACTGCAAAGTGCCTGCAAAACAAGCAGAAACAGGCCAGTTATCCACAATCAACTTAACATAATGGACATCGTGTTAAATCGAATATGTCAGCATTCTGTAAGAAAGCATATAGATCAATGACTTACGCT